ACTGATAGGTCCCGCAGGGACAGCCCCGCTTTCTTCCTCGCCAGTTTCAGTCTCTCTCCGAACACGCTTGACCTCCATGGTTTACGTCATTATATTGCAACTCATATTTGTAAACCACCCGCCGATGGAGGTAACTGAAAATGGCGGCTAGCGTGATGCTCGCGCTCGTAGCCGCAGGCGTCACGACCTGGTTCGATTTGTCGCGTTGGGTGAACTGGATGTTGTACATGTCACGCTCCGTGAGGTTGGTGCAAGTCTAGCAAAAATGGACTAATTACGCCGATATGGCGCCAAAGGTTTTCCATGTTCCAGGCGTTCCCGCCGTAACACAAACTGCTCCAATGTTTCCTGCTGCGACAGGAGTCGTAAACATCGCTCTGTCGCCGATTGCCCAATCTCCATTCGTCGGCGCGGCGTTGTAAGTGTGCGCCACCAAGCGAGCATCTTCTCAGTATGCATAAGAAAATTCATCGAAGCGTATTACGCATTCCCTAGAACTCCTGACACCAACCAAACAATTAATTGTAAAATCGGTTCCACTGTTGTCATAGACAAAAGATAATCCTGCGTTCAATGCTTCTCTAGGCACATTACGAATACGAAGAAGATATGTGGTTCCGTTGTAGAAAGACAAATGAATCCAGTTTTCGCTTTCTATATCTGCGGAAAAATAGACACGGAGTTTTGACGCAGAGGCGGGCATAGTAAAGACCATACAGTTTTCACTAGCACTGTTTGGCTTTTCGATAATGATTATGCCAGTAGACGCGTCTTTTGTAATTGTTGAACTTCCTTGCGCCGTTAAAGTTAATGAAGAAGCATTATTTCTTGAGTTTATTGATGTTTTACCCCTAGCGCTTCCAAAAGAAATTTGATTTCTTCTGCCACTAAAATAGTTTGAAGCGTCACATTCACTTAACCAAATCCACCGAAGAGTGTCCGAATTTGCTGTTGAGGAATTATTTGCGTCTGAAGCTAAGGATGTATATTCATCAATGATTAATGCTGGAGTCAGATAATTTGTGACCGCTCCACGAATTCTTAAATTTTCACGCTTATCTCTAATTGATATTGCTGCCACATTAAGTTGATTTGGGAATGCAAGCGTATCCATAAGGATCTCGCCATTATCAGAGGTTCTTGCGTTAATGTTTTCAAACAATATAAAAGAGACATCTCTAAATGATGCATCTGATCGTTCAAAACGCATATTTCTAAAAACGCTGCCATTTCCTGCGCTACCTGTTCCGGCAGTTAATGAACTAGATTTTCCAATATCTTCTGATCTTATTGCTTTATACCCAATGCGAATATCAGGATAAGAAGCATTTGACCACCCAACTGCTTTTACGATAACCCAATCTTCAAAAACCATTCGCGGTGATGAAAGTTTTATTGACTCATAAATGATAGCGTAGGTATAAACATCTTTAAATACTGTTAAATCGCTATACTGCCCAAAGCCATCAACCCCAACATAAGAATACCCCAACCAGAGATTTGAGAACGAACCTCGTTCTGCATGGACACCGATTTGAATACAAGTCCCCCACCCGGCCATCATGATGTCATCAACAGACCACAGATTTTGAGCTTTCTCTATAAAAATACCAACCGTGTTTTGAGAGACATTTTCGATAACAAATGGCGAGGCATTTCCGTAAAGAGTCATACCCTTCAAAGAAAAGCCATAAGTCCAACCCGCGTTTGTCTGACTTCCATCACCAAATCCCCGGAACATAGTTCCGCTTGACGACCCTGCCCAAACAAGAATCGTGGAATTACTACCAGCGCCATAAATATGTAAACCGCCGGAGCCTCGGGGCCATTCATAATTCCCAATTAAATTTCCAGAAACCTTGAATGTGCCTTCAGGGATGTAAATAGCGCTGCCACTTCCAGCCGCTGCGTAAGCCACCGCAGCTTGAATCGCAGCAGTGTCATCAGCAACACCATCCCCAACAGCCCCAAAGTCCTTCACGCTCACAACATCGCGGAGCTTCGCCTGCACGCTGCGAGAGACGGCGCCGGTGCCAGCGGGGTCGTAGGTGATGTCTGCCGCGTTGGTTGGATCAGGGAGAACGATATTATCCTCGACATACTGCGTGAGCGCGCTCACCGACATCCTCCGAGCGTCACCTAGATTTGGCGCATAAACCGGGATTTGGTCTCCAGGAGAGACGACATCTATGGCAGAAAGCTGATTGATGGTTGGCATTTCTTATTTCACCAGGTGATTAACGAACCAAGTTCCCAAGCCCCCGAGCGCTGAGGCGATCGCCATGCCCGCGAAGATCCCGCCGTGACTGCGGTTAGCGAGCGCCAGGAGCTGCTTCACGTCCTTCTGCAAGTCATCGACCTGCGCCTCGAGCGTCTTTACCTGCCCGATCAGCAGGCCGAATTTCACGGGGTCGATGTCGGTCATGGGCGGGGTCTCACAAAGTTGCAATTATAAATGCCAAAAGTTCTTTGTAACGCACGCCATAAGAACCTGATCAATGACTGTAGCCTGAGTAAGCAAAAGACGCTCTTTGTGTTGTAGCTTTTCTTCTTGACTTGTGTGTACTTGGTCAATAAGTTCTGCTGCTGGCTGAAAGATGCCTTGAATCAGGTTTAACAGGTTCATTTACTTATTAGACAAAGGTTGATTAGTAACAGCCCTAAGAAGAACAACTGAAATTGCTATCACACACCCCACCAAAGCTTGCCAATGGGGGCCTATTGGAAGCATAAAGATAAACCCTTGTAGGACGCTAAGGATTGCAATAGCAACAGCAAAGAGCACTGTGCGGGACTTAAGGAGTTGTTTTAGGGTGGGCATGGCGGGGTCTCTTGGTTTTCTATGCGGTCGTGTATGTAATAACGCCCCGAATGGTTTTGCCAGACAGGGCTGAGTTAGCAACACCTGCGCCGGCGTTGGTGTACAGATTAACAACTGTACCGTTTGATGCTACAAGCAAAGAGAAATCTGTTGCTGCGTTTGTATATGTAACGTAACCACCCGCGACGGAATTCGTTGTGGCAGCTGACGTAAACGGAAGCCCTGCCCAGGCGGCTGAGTCAGAGCTTGAGGTCGTTGGGTATGTGACCATGAAAACGCAAGTCACAACATTGCCAATCCTTGTGTATCTGCAGTTTCCTGTAACACCTGAAAATGACAGAGAAGCCGCGCTGTTATCAGAAAGAGTCCATGAACCCTCGTCGTAATAATCGAGAGTCTGCGTTTGCGTTGTTGCTGTGTTTGTAAACCTGAAGCCGTTTGATATGTTATACGGCAGGTTGTTAAATATATCTTGAGACCATCTATCGGCTGGCCCGCCAAGAAGTGCGACGGTTGAACCTGTTTGGTATCCCGTTTGCGCCTGTATTCTTCCTCTAAACATCCCCCCGTCAGAGGCATTGTTTGATTTAACAACACATGCGGATGAAATGGAATTAAGCCCGTAAAATATGCAATCTTCGACTACAACACCCGAATTTCTGGTTGCTCCATTTGAGTTTCCGTTTCTCTCAAAAACAATCGCCTCTGTAGCGTTGCTTGTATTGTCGTTGTAGCTCCAAACCTTTGTGTTTTTGATAAGCAATTGCTCATTTATCAACGCATAGGTTGCCGTATTTTGTGCTGTTGTTCTGACTAGGCTTGCAGCTTTATAAGGAGACGTTGTGCCATTAAAAAAGTAACAACTGTCTATCAGCGTGTTTTCTGATATCAGGTTCCTGCCTGATTGTTGATCCATTCGCAAAAAAATCGGCGCATATTCTGCCCAGCAATTTCTTATCCACACGGTGTCTGTTGGACCTGTTACCCAAACAGACGCGACCGAGTTTTCGTAGAAATTTAAGCCATCAATGGTAATTATCGCAGCAGTGTTAAAAATCGTTCCGTTTGCGTCAAGAGTGATTCCGTATCTGCTCCCTGTGATTGCCCCGCCAGAAACCTTATTGATTGCGCATCCATTGAACACAACGCCAGCGTTTAGATTTTGCTGTATGTAGCAGTTATCAACCTCGCATTCGCTAGAGTCGAAAAAATAAATGCCGTTCGGCTTGTTCGAGGCGGCTGTAGACGTTGCTTTAATTGCGATGTCTTTAATTCTAACGCCATAAATGTACGTGCTAGATTTTTGAACCCTAACAATGTCTCCCCCGGATGCGGAATCAAACAATATCGATGCGCCGATTTTATTGGCAGAAGAGTTTGATCCAAGTCGGTTATTGCCTTTCAATAATATGTAGTTTTGCGAAATGGTTAGACCAGAGGTGGTTCTGTATGTTCCATCTGGAAAAAACACCGTAGCGCCGTTGGTGTATGTTTGGGCGTTGGTTATAGCAGCCTGTATCGCAACCGTATCGTCAGCAACCCCATCCCCCACAGCCCCAAAATCCTTCACTGACACCACATCCCGCAGCTTGCTCTGCACAGTCCGCTCGACTGCGCCGGTGCCTGCTTGCAGAAAGCCAACGTCATCAATGTCCAGGTTGGTTTCGATGTAATCCTGCAACTGCAGCACCGACATCTTCCTGGCGTCGCCGTTCGACTCGTCGTATGTTGGGATCTGATCAGCCGAAGTGACTTCGCCGATGCTCGAAAGCTGATTGATGGTTGGCATTAATAGAACTCCAATATGCCTTCAGGTCCGGTCTCGACCGGATCAACTGGCGGTTCGAGGAACGGATCGTCAGCAACGCGCCAGTACTTGTTGCCTGCGCCTGCCGGCATGGTGCCAGGCATCTGCTGCTCAATGGGCGCTGTTGCGCGCTGCAGAACGGTATCGTATGCGCCTTTAGCTGCAATGCGCGTCTCGAGCATGACAGCCTTGCCGTAGCTGGGCGCCAGGCGTAGAGCCAGGTTGAGGATGATTGCTTCGTTGGCAGAGTCAGGCACCGACGTTTCGTCGTTAATCGAACCCTGCTCTGGCGATGCGGGAATAGGATAGCTCAGGCGAATGCCCTTACCATTCCAATCGGCCATCATGGCGTCGAGCCGTCGCCGAGCGTATTCCAACTGCTCGGGCGATAGATCGAACACGTAGGACGCCAGGCCGATCTCGGTCAGCGCTGCTTCAACGAACTGTCTTCGTGTGTACGCCACTCCTCATCACCTCGCTGATCCGACTGAGCAACACTTGATCGCTCGTCCGGGCATTGTATCCGATGCCGAGCTTTTTCGCTTGCATCTCCATTTCAGAGCGTGTAGGCGGGCCGTTGTCCATGATTTCGACCACCTTCCGCCTGCGCAGCTCACGCACGCGCGCCTTGCCTTTGAGTTTGGGATAGGCATTCACGCCCGCCGCTTCGATAGCCTCCTCGACCGTCTCGAACCAGTGGCCCGTTTTCAGAGCTTCCGCCAGATCGGCCTCGTCAACAACCGTCGCGCAACCCCATGTCGGGTGGCTCGATGTCTTGGCATATGGCCCGGGTGACTTGTATACGTGTCTCGGAAAATCCACTTTCCCTCCTACTTCTTCTTCGCCTTCGGAGCCTTGCTCGGCTTGCCTGCCTTCATGGCCGCTTCCCGCGCGGTCGAAAGCGCAATCGCAATCGCCTGCTTCTGCGGGCGGCCTGATTTGACCTCTTTCGAGATGTTCGAACTGATCGATTTCTTGCTGTAGCCTTTTTTGAGCGGCATCGTCATCTCCAAAAAAAATGGGGGGCATTGCGCCCCCCAAGTTTAGCCTATCGGCTCATCACTGTCCGAACAGCAGAACGCCCGACATTTCCGGTGCCCGGTTGACCACGCCGTACAGCGTGTCCAGACGATACTTGATCGTCATGGTGTCGATGTCGTAGAACTTCTGCATCACCAGCTCGATGCCCTGGTCCGTCGAGGCGCGCATGACTGCGGCGCCGCTATCGGTCGGGACAGCATACCGGCCCGGCAACAGCTCGATCGCGTCCTTCTGCCAGAAGCAGTTGACGTTACATGCGTTGTCGTTCAGCCAGTTGATCGCAGCAGTTGCAGACGTGCTAGCCACGTTGATGTTCTGGTACTGCAGCTCGGCGTCGGTCGGAGAGCTGTTCGCACCAATCATCGGGGGGCTGATGGTCATGGTCGTGCCGGAGTCAATCGAGATCACGCGGAAAGTCTTGGGCTGGCCCGTCGACTGCTTGGTGATCTGGTGGACGGCTTCGATGCCTGCGATCGTGAACGCATCGCCCGCACGCACACCGGTCGTGGTCGAAACTGTGACCTGCTGATAGCGGTTGTCGACGTTCAGAATGCCTGCGGTTGCAGTCGTGGTCGCACGCGGAACGAACCGAACCTGCGCGCCGTTGGTGGCGATCGTTACGGTCGTTGCCTGCGCCAGCAGACGGTTGGCGTAGTCGAGCTTGTAGGTCTCGAAACCAGCCACCATGCCGACATACGAACGCTCGTAGGCGCGATCCGACTTTGCATTTCCAAAGGAGCGCGTTGAGGTTGCAAGGTTGCCAGCCAGGCCGTTGTAGTCGCGGGTCGACAGCGCAAGATAGCGGTCGTAATCCGGCACGCCCTGCTCATTCATGATCGCATCGCAGAGCGCCACGTCGTCGTAGTCACCAGCAGCGCCAGCAACTGCAACGACCAGCGTGCCCTGGTTAGCAGCGGCGTTCATGACCGAGCGGTTGATGTCGGATGCCAGCTTCTGCTTTGCGGCATCGCCAAGGCGGCCTTCCTGCAGCGCGTCACGCAGTTCCTTGGTGTTCAGCTTCCAAGCGGAGGTCTTGGAGAAGCCGAGCGTTGCCGGAACGCTGAGCTGGGTCATGTCGTCGTAGTTCGACGAGATGCTGGTGCCTACGGTCGAGTCGAAGCTTTGCGCGATGTAGGGCATCGGGCGCCAGATGGTGTCGCGTGCGCGCTCCATCGTGGTGGCGTCGGTGTTGAACACAGCGACGTT